CATTGAGGAGACCTGCTTTTGTGGACCCTGAACCTTTGAGAGCAGTCTTCGTCGGGATGAATCGTTTGGCAGTAAATCAGACTTCCAAAGATGAGGTCCTCGATCTCAAGAATGTGGTTGAGCGTACAGCCAGGCCAAGGGTCATTGAGCACAATGAGGCTTATATAAAAGCAGAAGGCGAACGACTCTTCTCCGAAGTCAAGGAAGTTTTCTTTGATGACGACCGCGAGATTGATTTCTCAACTGAACCGATGGCTTCCGATTGGATAAGCGGGCGAAGTGCTGACTTCGTTCGCAAATATATGCTCAGTGATCCCTTTGGTTTGACTAGTGCTTCAGTGAGATCTTATGGTTTTCTCAAAACTCAAGTCAAAGTGAAAGTCAAGAGGACTTTCGCGATGGAAGAGAACTACGGTCAAACTGTTTTGGCAAGCCCCGCTGACTATAATGCGATTATGGGACCTTGGAGCAAGACGTTCCTTAGGAACATTCGTTTGGCAATTAGACGCGGGGTTTTCTTGGATTCCGGTTATTCAGATTCTGAATTGAGTCGTGCTCTTCGGGAGTGCGATGCTTTTTCGAGATTTCATGAAGAAAATTATCAAGCGGACGTCAAACGACAAGATACCAGTCACACACCCGTTACACTGAGAGTCTTCAGATTGGCACTGGAGCATTACGGTGTTCCAGCTGAAATTGCAGAATTGTATGAGAAACAGTCAACATATTATCGCTACAGATCACTGCATTCAGGACTTTATGATGGACAAGCTGAGAACAATTTGGGCTCAGGAGATCCTTTCACGCTGATACGAAACATCTTCGAAGTGCTGACCGTTATGGTTGAGCGCTTTGGTGTTGACCAACTGCGTGGTGTTGTGGCTATTGTCAAGGGTGACGATTATATTTGTGATCGTATTTGCACACAGTTGCCAGTTTCTGTTCCGGAGGTTAGGGCAACTCAACTAACTGAAGATTTCAACAAGACGCCTTACCATGCGGGCAGGTTTCTTTTGGATTCTTCTATAGTTCCCGATCCAATACGGATGGTTTGCAAGGCATTGGTGAAGCCAGCAAAAGACATGGATCGTGTGAATCAACTGGCTGAGGCATTTTATGACAGGTACGTCGCATGGTCCCATAGAGACCATCTGTTCATGAAATCTGCTGTTAGGACGGCGTATGATGATTTCGAACCTGCCCTTTTGGACAGTGTTTTGGATCTCTATATGGCCATGCGAGATCGTAGAGTGTTTTATGATCTCGTCCAAGCAGACAACATTGGTGAACGGCTTGCAGTCAAGCAAAGCAGCACTGACTGTGCTGCATATGCAGTTTCAATGTTTTCCAGTAACGAGGGATTGATTGAAGCTGTGAGGAATGAATCGGCGGATGATATTGAACATTTGTGTGTTCAATTTCATATTCCGGTTTATAGAATGAAGGGCAGGCCGAACGATCTCAATAAGAGAGGTGTTTGGCTTAGCGCCGATCATGCGTGGGCAGTCGTCTCCATTGATGACTGTGATGTTAGTGAATTTGATTGATTTCATTTGCAGTTGTAGGCGAGGCAGGGTAATTTATTACGCTTAACCACCTATTGTTTGCGGAATTTATGCAATCTTTACATGTTTAGTTAAGACACAATTTACGCATAACTGATTTGCAGTCAGGATAAACTAATGCAGCCAGACGGAGTTTATACAACTTTTTCTTTCCGTTAGGAAGTGCCTTTGTAGGGCTGTCATGGGGAACCCAAAGGGTTGCCTTGTGAATTTCTTTAGGATTTCTTTGTGATTTCCTTTAGAGTCTTTCTAAAAA